TGTTACCATTTGTACAGCTCCCATAACACTAGGAACACCGGGATTCAAAAAAATAGAACGCTCCATTTTGCGTATGTTGGCCGGAGGACATTTCTCTATTTCCATATATGCATCCAATGATAACAAAACATTTTATAAGGTCATATCAGTAAACATAAACAGCGATACACTGTTATCCGATGTTCCACTTCCCAGAATACCGTCATCTTGGAGAAACTTCTATCTATTTATAGAAGGCGATATGTTTCCCGATTCGACCATTACAAGATTAGATATACAGGAAAAAAATACATTTAATACCAAGTTAAGATGAAAAGATATTTATTTCACTATACGGCGGAAAAAATATTGTCTGAGGTAAAAAATATTACAACTATGCTCGGAGCCTCTCGACGAAATGAAGACGGGAGTACTCAGCTAGTCTCATTATCCCTTACCGAAGACGATGATTTGTTATTTCAGCGATTTTTGAAAGATGCACATGCCTATATGCAAAATAAACTTGTTGCCTATATCATGGACTCCGAAGATGATGAGCGGGAAACAGGCCAAATCGATATATGCGATTTAGACCCGGACAACAGGCTTTCAGACGACGATTTGAGGTTGTACCGTCTTTGTTATCCATGTCAGCTGAATGAAGATATACCAGATACCTCTATCTGTGTAGCCGACAATTATATATTACAATTTCTTATAAATTACATAATATATCGGTGGCTCATGATTAAAAATCCACAAGAAGCAATGATATATAAAACTCTTTCCGATGAAAATGCGGATAATGTAGTATCTTCATTAAGCCGGAGAAAATCTGGGAAAATACGCCGAAGAATACACCCGTGGTAGAAAAAATAAGAACCTTATTTAATATTCTTTTTTATTTTCCTTTCAAGAGCTCTACGATTTTTTCGGTTTGTAGTGAGATTAGAGGCCAAAGAGTTTAGCTTATCCTTCTCTTCCGGCGAAAGCAGATTATAGACCTCTTTCCTCGACTTGCCGTAACATATGGCTTGTATGATTCTAGCTATATCCATATATTAAGTGTTTCCTACAATGTTCACATAAAAATTTTTTTGCTATCCTATACATTTTCTGTCCTATTTTTCCGCTAAGATATGCTACTTCTTCTCCCCACGGGTTGAGATTGAAAGTCTTCGCTATATGCATTTCCAAATGTTTTCGCTCGTGACAAAACGAATTCATAAATTCTTCGGCGGAAGAATTTATACCGATTACCATTACAGTCTCGTGTGTAGAATAGTTAGAATATGTTAGGCCGGTATCAAGTTTACAAGAAGAGAGATTATTAAAAGCGACGGACAGGTTTTTTCCTCGGCAACCAATAGAATATAAAGCTTCCATAATCTCGTCGGTATAATAGCAATCCACGGCATAGTAGACCTGTACCGACCAATCATATTCTTTTAATCTGAATTTTTGTCGTATCATAAAACATCGTCCCATTCAATGGGCTCTCCACCGGCTATCATTGTTGCATACCAACGGCGCATAGCTGTACCATCTGGGGCATCTATATCATCTATCGTATCTTTGATATACAATGCCAAATGTTGTTCATCAGGGACAGAAGATTTATACAAATCTGCTTTACACATGTTTGCAACATACACATAATCGTATAAAATATTGTTGTTGAGTTTAATATTGTATTTACTCAATATTTCATCTACGATGTCTCGTGTCAGAGGTTCGATTCGCTCCTTCTTTCCTGTTGATGGGTTTAACCGCTTCATCTTTGAAATGGCAAATTCACATAACTTTTTATTAAAGTGCCAACCATAATTTCTAAGATATGCGGTCATTTCTCTTGGTCTATCATCATACATATCTAAACTTTCCCTTTTCATAAGATAAATAGTTTAAGAAGGGTGTAGTAGTTACCACACCCTTCTAGTTAAACATTAGCGATAACGAGAGTAACGACCCGTTCCACGAACCCCTCGCCGTTGACCCATACCACCGCCTGATCCACTGCTTCCGCCACGCTCTCCGAAGTTGTCATCGAAGTCGTCATCATCGTAGCGTTCACCTAAGCTTTCTTCTTCCAAGCATTCGAGAAGTTTTTTCGTATACTTGTAGGCTTTTTCAGCGTACTCCATCATTTTTTCAGAGTTATCGCCCTCGTTGATTTCAAACATTCTTCCCATATTACTTTTTGTTTTTAGAAGTTTCAGAAGCACCGAGCTGTTCCATCAGTTTCTTGTTCATGGCCATCAAGTCGGCCATGCTCCTGCTCATTTCGGACATCTGCCCTTTGAGGGTGGCAATCTCCTGCTCCTGTCTTTGCTTCTCCGCAAATTCGGGATTCAGGAGGGTCAATATCTTGTCACACCCGGCAATCACGTTCTCGTGGTAATTCCGCCGGTTCAGTTCGTCCAAGCTCTTCTGTCGGATAGCCGACACTTCCGAGTTCATGGCCTCTCTGGAACAAGATATGACGATGTTTCCGTTTTGCCCGAAGTCAGCGATGTCCGCCCCTGCCGGCAAGTTCTGGAACGTCGTGTTCTGCCCGTTCACACAGACCACCACGTCCACCACCATTTCCATCTGGGGTATCTGCCCGATAGGTGTCGGCATGGGGTACTTGGGCTTCGCAGCCGAAACGCTGACGACGGAACCTATATCCACTAAGGGATTTTCTTCCTTATGAAGGATAAATAACTGGTTGTTTGCTCGAAGATTCTGAAACATAGTTTTTTGATTTAATGGGACTGCCCGATAAAAGGCAGCCCCGGTTAATTATTTGCTTTTGGCAGCGACGTTGGTTGCCGCCGTAGCCGTAGTAGGTCTGTACCCACCGTTGACAAGGTACACTTCGTTGGTGTACTTGTTGTAATGGATTTCATAGATCCCCGTACCGGCGATATTCTCTACCGTCACCGGCTCGTTGTTGTAAGCCAGCAGAGGTCTCGTGTCCCCGTTCGTCCCGATGAGAATGGGAAGCGTTGCGGTCGTTCCGGCGGGTATCGCCTGACGGAGATTGATATAGAATACTCCCACATAGTCCCTGTTACGGAATGCATGGTTTGGAAGTTCCAAAGTCACGTTCTCCGTGCCGACCGTCACCGCCACCGTAGGAAGAGTGTTGTAATTCACTCTGCCCAGCGTCGGGAACGGAAAGGGAAACCCTGTAAAAAAGTTAGGCCACATATATACCTCCTTTCTTACTGGAATTAACCCCAGTAGTTGTTGCAACCGCATCCGTAACCGCTGCGCCCGTATGCGACATCGCCCGCATAAGCACCATAAGCGGCAGCCCGGTACAAGTCCGTGTTTACAGCCTGAATGTTCGGATATACCACGGGAACGGTATTGGGCAATTTACACTTGATGCCGTCCACATCGCTTTGGAGAGCCTGCAAACCGGCAGCGAGGGGAGCAATCTGTTGCCCTACCGCGTTGAGAATGGTCGCATTCTGGTTCCGTTGGGAGATTTCAGCCGCCAAAGTAGCCTTCTCTGCCGTCAAAGCGGTGATCTTGTCCTGTAAAGCCTGAGTTTGGATAGAATCCAGCTTCGCCAAAATGGCACGAGTGTTCTCATTGCCGCTGTCCACGAGGGAGTGGGTTTGTTCCGAGGTGGCGATACGGGTTTCATATCCCTGTCTCTCGATTGCGTTTTGCGTCTTGCAGCAGCAATCGGCGATTTGAGTCGCCAGCGTACAATTACTCGATTGAATGCTGTTGATGATCTGTTGTGCGGACATGCCCACTTGGTTGCCGACACCTTGAATCAAGCCCTGAATGTTGCACAAGGCGGATTGTAACTGTTGGGTAGAGCAGTTCAAGGACGAAGCGAGTTGGTTGATGGCATTACCGTTCCCTTGAATGGCCGACATCAGGTATTCACGTCCGACATCGCCGTTCAACTCGGCAGGAAGCCCGCCCCGGTTGCCAAAACCTCCGAATCCGTTACCGCCCCAGCAGAACCACAGCAGGATAATCCAAATCCACCACATGCCTCCGCCCCAAGCGTCCTGATTGTTCCTTCCCTGATTGAGAAGGGCCAAGAGTCCGGGATCGACCCCTTTACCACCCATCAGGTTGGGCAATAAAGCCATGATGTCGAACTTGCTTCCGCCACCATTGGGCTCTTGATTGAAAACATACGTTCTTTCCATATAGATATAATTGATGGTTACGGCCAATATCGGCCGCATACAAACGTATGGCTATTGCCGTTGCTATCCTCGGATTTCGGTGGCTATCCTGTTGCTGACCCGTTGATTTGTCGTTGTCAGAATAAAACTTCCCGAACACCGCTGTTTCAGGCTGTTTTTCAATTTGTTCACTCCCTGTCGGGTCATGGAAAGATAAGCGGCGGTGTTCTCCTCGGAGAAGCCGAGCGATACCAACGCACAGATGAGCAGGCAACGTGCGTCGACCGCATTTTTGTTCGCACCGTTAATCAATTCGCCGTAACACAGCTCACATTCCTCGCAAACGATTTGCAAGACGTGTTCAAAGATTTCATTGGTTTTCATATCTCTTGCTTTTTAAATATTTGTTAAATTATAGATTGTTGACACAATAAAAAACATCACGTTCCTGTTTAAAGGCTGTGAAAGCCTCGTAACATTCCCCGTGATGTTGTCTCTTGTTAGTTTTGGAAGAGCAGCAAGAGATTGAGGCTTTCCTCTTTATACTCCGAAGCCCCGGCAGGAGTCGTAAATCAAATTATATCAAGAAACCCAGTCCTTTCAATTTTGTTGCCCATTTCACGATGTAAGGGAAAAGCAGCAAGACAATGCCACCGAGTGCCCACCAGCACCATTGAGGAGTCTTGTACTTTACTACCTCGACGGGGTAGGGTACTTGTATGCTGTCCGTCTTGGATATATACAGCGTATCGGTTCTGTCCTTGAACCTATATATGTACTTGTATTGGAACTCCCGTATCGTGTCTCCCGATTTCTCGATGAAAACACTGTCCCGCATGTATATGGAATCGAGCTGCACACGATTCAGATACACCGTGTCGCTCTTTGTCGTTTCCACAGGAACATACACATGTCTGGTACAACTCGTCGCAGCCAAAAACAACAATAGGAATACGATATGTCTCATAGGCTCAGTATTTGTTTCCGGTTCTTCGATGTCGACACATAAGACACGTGCACCCAACTGTAATTGCTCTCGTCAATCAACTGGTCGAAGGGAAGGTTATCCCGAATCAACTCGAACAGCTTCTTGTTCTCCGTCTTGCTCCCTGCCGTTATATCCGCCGCCTCGCCCCTCATGTGCTGGCTCGTTTTCGCACCACCCACAGCGGCATTGAGTTTGGAACAACGATAGCCCGAATTGACGGTTATCGCCTTCCCGTACATCTCCCGCAGTGGGTCTAAAACATGGGTGACAAGGTTCGACAACTGGGCCGACACTTCGGTCGTCGGGGTATTGTCTATACCCAGTTTATCGGCCGTTGAACTCTTTGTGAGTTCTTTCATCGTGAAGTATTTCATATCTCGAAGATTAAGTTTTCCATGTTGTTAATTCTGTCCGGCTCAGATACGAGCAAATCCTCTTCCGGAAATTTTTCTTGAAATTCTTTCCATAACAGATACTCCATTTCCATGTATTCTTCACTGCCTCTTCTTATGCTTTCAGGAGAGACCTCCACGATATGGAAGTTGGTCTGTATGTCGTAGGCATACCTGATACTTATTCCCGGTATTTTCGAGGCAATCGATTGAATCGTCTCGATGACAAAATCCTGTACATTCTTATTCATGTCTTTCTTCATTTTTGGCGACAAAAAAAGCGGTGACTTTTTTAGAATCACCGCTTGTAACGAATGTATGAGAGAGTAGCCTTAGGGTTAGGCTTATCCGTTATTGAAAATGGGACAAACGTAGGCCGAAGGCATTATCAATCCTCTCTCCTCAATTCATCGAGCCATTGTACTGGGTCGACATCTTTTAGACGAGGATAAGCCTTTTCGATTAAAGAATTTAAATAACTTTCATCGAATTTTGGAGAATAATCAGCCGGTATCGGAGGTTTAGAATCCGTATCGGACGAGTTCTGGACATAGGGGAATGAACCTTTTGTATCCATGTGAACAATGTTTATTTTTTTCGGTTCGGGAAAATACCCTTTAATACGATATTGGCTAAACCTAATACATTGATAGTTGTCGTAGCCAGTAGAGATATCAATATTTCCGGTCCCAATGAAAATAATCCGATCCCGCAAAATACAAGAATGGCAATTACTATGAATAACCATATGGGGATAATCCACATGACCCATCTGGCCAAATGTTTACGAAATTGTGTATCTTGTGAATATCGCTCCCGTATTTGTTCGGATAAATTCTTGTCGTCTATATCGCCCAAATTTGAGTCGGGAGAAATATGGACACCATTCTCACTACGTAAATCCAAGCCGCTAAAAGAATCTTTCTGTTTAGTCATGCTTTGGGAGAAATTAGTGTCTTAAAATACTCTTGGATATAACTATCCGGGATTCTATCCCCCCAGCTGAATGAAGGCTGCTTAACGGTCCTATCCCACGGAGAACCGGGCTTGTGAGACCATTCCGTCAGATAGGCGGCAGTTTTAGAACCATAGCTGCCAAAGACCAGTTTCATCAGAGATTCCATTTCGGAATCACGGGCTATTTTTTCAAGGTTTTCATCAGAAAGGGAAATTTCTGAAAAATCCTTTTTTATCAATTTATTTCGAGTGGTCGGGAAAACCGGACCATACGGCCAAGCCTGAGGGTGCTCGTTTGTCAAGCGTTCGTTCTTTACGTAAAGATATACTCCATAAGCTATATACAACAACTTTTGAAGCTTAGTCATGTTAATGAAAAACTTATTCTGGTTAGCAAACGCAATGATATAGTTTGCAACCGTAACGCTATCGTATTTATAGGTATCGCTTATCATCTTGTTGCAAAGTAACAAAAAATATCGTAACATGCAACCAATTCTTATACTTTTTTACGATAAATCAAACGGTGATTCCAAGAAGTCAAAGAACGCTTTCCCGTCGCCGGGTTATAAAAATTCATTTTTTTCGTCAGGCAATCCAAACTTCGATTTGAATCACCAGCCCGCCCAGTATGGTCGCCAGCAAGTCGGCATACGACCAAGCCCCCGGCTTCTTCCACTCGTCGGCAGCCTCCTTGATACAGCCCGCTATGGCAGAGAACAGCACACAATATTCCGCCGTCGCACCTATCACGATGGCGAAGAAAGAGGCGATGACACCTCCTGCGATAAAATGCAGCAGCTTGTCGTGGGGAATAGACAATAACAACCCTTTGATTCTCTCCAAAATTTTCTTCATATTATTCGTTATTTAATCGGTGATAAAAATCGAGCTTGATACGGTCATAGACAGAAAATACATTGGTTTTAGCCCTGTCATCGTTCACCGTATGGGCATATATCTCGTTCTCGACAACCTCTGCCACCCAGTCTATCCATTCAGGATTGGTATAACATGAAAGACGTTTACCCCGATAGGTAAAGTAGTCGAAACGGCTGTTCCTGTCCTCGTACTGGTTCGTGAGATTTCCGATAATTTTTTCATGCGTCCTATTCCTGTCGGATATATGGTTTTCCTTCCTAACTTGTTCGATAATTTCCAAAACCCGTCTGGCGGAAAGGTTGAAAAATTCACTTGTCATGTTCTTTATTCGAAGCTGCGTTTCCGGTCTAAGACCTTCCGATATGTCGGACAACATGTTATTCTGGTCGTTCGTCTTTTCAATAAGCTCTTTCAGGGATTCTCCGTAATCCTCCATACTCTTGGTGATAATCGATTTGAACCACTTGAAGCAGGCCACCATCATCATTGCAGCCAACACCAAGAAGAATGCGGCGGTCATCACCAAGAACCCCTGTTCGCTTATCCCTCTGGCTACCTCCGTAGCCTCATTTATTCCTATCATATCAATGTTTCTGTTTTTATCCCATTTCCTCTTGCAAAGCCTGTTCTTTGGCTGCATGATAGCTTAGATGTTCTTCCGGGGTAATCTCCCGCACGGTTGAAGCGTCGAAGTCTGCCGGTGTGTACATCGCTTTTACACCTTCGTAAGTCTTTATATCATCGCCTTCTTGGTAGGTAGTCAGATAATTACCCTCCGTTGCGGGAGTAATCTTTTGATAGGTCTTTTCTTCTATATTCATGGGTATTTGTTTTTTATGAGGTTTTGTTTGATTGTGTTCTTTTATCCATTACATCGAATCGGCGAAATTAATCGTCCAATTCTCATCTGTCAGTTTCGCTATGATACCTTCTGTTTCCATATAAGTTTGTGCAGTCGTGTTGAACGTCAACGCAGCAGCAGGTAGTCCCAGAGATTTTAATGGAGCTACACCGCTTTCTCCGGCAGCATTGGCGAATGTACCGAATCGATTCAAAGTATCTTCATCGATATTCGGGGAATCTGCCAGCGACAGTGAAGTATGCAAGAAGATGATATCGCCGATCGATGAAAGCTGCCTATCTGCTAAGAACATATTCTGTGCATTAGTAACATTAGACATATCTAAGGATTCTATCGATATTAGGTTAGGACATTCCCGAAACATGCCGGTACAATTATTCATATTCGGTGCATTTATCTTAGGAAAGTGTTCTGCTTTAATATTAAAGAATGTGTTTACAAAAGAGGTACAATTCGGTAAATCGATAATACCTACATCTTCAACTCCCGACTGCATAAACAAGGCATTTGCATTCGTAATCCCCTTTGCTATAAAATTGGTTATAGACTTTATATTACTGCATTGGGAAAAGGCATTTCCAATTCTAAGGTCTACATTTTCCGGAAATATAATATCAATGTCTTCTATCAAAAAAGAACAGCCTTGAAATGCTAATAACATATTAGTAATATTATCCCAATTCATGTCGGGAATCTTGGTTATTCTTGATTGGTAGAATATATAGGAGGCATCTGTCACATTTGAAAAGTCGAATACTTCGGGTACTTCCTCAAAGGTGGAATAAGCAAATTTAATCCCTTCCGCCGCCACGTCGATTTTGGTAACGGGTACGAGTGTGCCCGTCAACTTCTCGCCTCGTGCATACGCTGTCTTTCCCTCGATAATATCGGCAGCCGTTGCCGTGGCGTCAGCCGTCATCTCCGCCAACGTGGGGCACTGTTTCGATGGTTGCCCGGCTTGTATCAATCCCAATCTTCCTAAACTCATGGCTTACAGCATTTTATTGATGTTAAGCTGCAAATCTTCATCACCGACGCTAATAGTCGTTCCGGCAGGGAAATAGAAACTGATAATCGTTCCGGTAGCCAAAACTAACCGGCTGTCTGTGCCGTCCGGGTAATCAATTTGTATGACTTTTCCGTTTTCAACGCTCAACATATACACACCGGCTTCGGGCAATTCTACCGAATCCCCGCTTCCTTCAATGTAATATTGCTTTCCGGGCTGCAAAACCCCGATCGGGTTTAGATTTGAATCTAAGGGTAGTTTGATATTTTCCATAATTTATGTATATAAAAAGGGAAGGCATTAAACGGTAATTCCTGCCGGAGCAGAAACTCCTTTATTCTTCCTGCCGGAGCAGAAAAAAATAAAATGCCCTCCCCACGTTATTTGACAAACCTGTTTTTCCCATATAAAGTAGCATTATAGAACAATCCCAGTTTTTGAGTATAACCCATTCTTCCGCAGAAGGCCGTCATACAGCTTTTTATCCATTTTTCATAATTAGTCACCGATAAGTCTTTTATAGCTAAACACAATCCCAAAGTAAGACTGACAAAATTAGCATGTCCTTCATCATGTGACATCTTCATCTTTCCGCCTGAACAAACCATTTCAGCACTCGTCCCGCTCGAATCGAAAAATTTTTGAGGAGGTACGACCTCCCAATCATGTTCACTTTTTTGATTACGCATGTATATAAATCTGCGCATAATGCTTTCCATCGAGAAAGGTATCCTAATCCATTCTCCATGATATTCTCCTACGATTAAATCAGAAAGTGCGACCGGTTTTATTCTGGATTGTGTCCAAAAAGGGATCCCTTTAATTCCGTATATGTAATTACCGTTCAAAGATTCTCCTTTATTAGGATAACAATGAGACAAATCATCAAATTCTGATTTTATGTTATCGTAAACCGTCACCCATCTTCTGTGGCTGGTATTTTTCATTGCCACACTTTTACTCTTCCATCGGTTCAGGCACAAATAAATATTTTCTTTCTCTCGATTGATAAAATCCCAGCCTTGCGATATTCGGAACTCCACATAGCAATCTTTTATAGTATTAGATTCACGACTGCCGTATACCTCGCTTGGATCTTCGCCGGGCAAACTCACGAATCTTAATTCGACTTCCGGTAATAATTCCCCTCCATGAACAGGAAACTCACAGATCGTATCTCCCCATTCGCTTCCATTCCAATTCAGAGATATGAGACTGGGTTTTTCTACCAATACGGAAATCCCTCCGAAATTTGTGAAGGTATATTCTCCTGCTTGTGGAGCGAGATAGAAATAAGTCTTGCTTTCACCCGCTAGAACATCAGGAACAAATGTTTCCGGGTTGTCGACCATGTTCACGGCTCCGACAGCCCTATTTGTATCTATCCAACGGCTCCCGTCGAACATCCAGACGCTCAATGTTTCCCCGTTAGTGAAAAACCAGTCTCTTTGCGCCACCGGGTTATCCCGCATGGCATCTTCCAGTCTGTTATAAAAACCGATATATTTACCGGCTCGGTTGCATTTGAATATCCTACACATATCGATTTATACAGATAGTTGTTTCATTTCCGTTAATATCAATTCTTCGATAGCTTTTGCCATATCATACTGTTGTAAACTCATCAATACTTTTTTGGCAGTAATATATACCATGAGCATTTCCAGCCCTTGTGGAATATTTATTTCAGAGTCCTCTATCGTAGGTATGGGAACGTATCTTTTTTCCGTGCATTTAGGAGTTCTTACATAAGAAGGAACAGAATACCATTCCAAAATGAGTCCTTTTTCGTTGTTAACCACCGCACATACGGGGAAATTTGTGCCCCCTCGTGTAACAAGGTTCTTTTGTAACAGATAACTTTCACTATCCTCCGTTATGCTATCGTTTACCCTACGTTTCCAAAGTTCCATTTGAAAAGAAAAGAGACGTAGGAAATTGGAGGGGAGCGGCACATATCCACTTCCGTCTCCATATATTTCTATATCTCCCGGTATATCTTCGTGAGGCAAATATCTCAGTGGAGAAGCCAGTAAAGTTTCTTTTGCGCAATCTTCCGCAAGATTGTTTACCCGGTCATCTATGGGTATGTCGTTGTATGAAATTCCGACGCCCGACGGAGAGACCTCGTCGATAACTACCTTAACCAGATAAGATAATCGGGATATTTGCATGAGGTTATTTTAGATTAGGGAATGAAATGTTCAATTCTTCGGCTGCCGAGTTGATTTCTTCCGGCGTTTTAGCGATAATTCCTTCACCTTTCAGATATTCAACAGCTTCTTGAAACGATTTTACAGACTCTATTTTTACCCTTCTGTCTTCCTTTTCTTTTACAGGTTCTTCCTCGACAGCATCTAAAAATATAATGTCGTTGAACTCCTTAGAAGACTCTATCGCTTTCTGTACATTTTTGTCTTTGGTCGAGAAAAATCCGCCTGTGAATTTATTCCCTCTGAACTCAATGCGTACCGATTTACCTTTCACGGTTATCGGCATGCTTAGGTAAGTCTGGGTTTTATATACTTTCAACATAACTTCTATGATTTATGGGGAGTATCGATGAAAGATACTCCCCTGTTTGTTTTTTATTCAGTTTTCGGAGTGATACGAACGTGAGCACCCGGGTTCTTCAATACAATGCCCGAAATTTCTTGGATAAATTCTCCTTCTGTCTCACGTATACCCGCAGTTTTGAAATCCCTGCGTTCTTTCGACAACGACTTGAATTCAAATTTAGTCAAATAGTTATCGTCCACAACAAGGGCACATTTGCTCATACCTGCAAGATCGAATGCTTCTGTATAGACCACATACAAGTCCCCGAATTTCGAGTGAATGGAATCGAACGTAAGCCCTAGCTCGGCTTTGTATTGATCCCCCTGCATCACTTTCTGTATATCGAGGTTCGTCACTTGTTCGATAAAATCACTTCCGGCGAAAACCAGTTTTTTCTTACTGCTTGCATTTCCCGTTAAAGCCGTTTTACAGAGAGCTATCAAATCCTTTGCCGTCATGCCTGCCGATGCATCATACGTCCAGTCCTTACCGGCCTGCCACCAGATACCCTCGGTAAACCACACGTCTTCTTTCTTGACCGTATCACGCAATTTGTTTTTTTTGCCGAACAGGAAATTCATCTCCATGCCCCGCTTCATTTCCCAAATGGCATCGCGTTCCATGTCCGAGAACGTGAAATCGACCTCTTTTTCCGTCCATTCTTGATATACATCGGTAACTTCAACTTGTGTACAGAACTTTTGGGCATAATTCTCTTCTTTGGTCGGCAAAGTCTCGAATTGTGCCGTTTGTGCGTCTTTCTCTGCTCCGGCTCGTCCCATGCGAAGAAGTTCCGTTCCAGCTTCGATGGTAGGTACTATACCCGGCGTGCTACCGCTCTTTTTACCGTTCACCGCCAAAACATTCAGTTTACCGTCGGCATCTTTACTCATGACATAGAGAATCAACTCGTCTTTTTCAGCGGATCCAGCCTCGTCATAACCTTTTACACCGATAACCTTTATCGTGTCCGAAACTTCGAAATAATCGTTGTTCGCCGTGTCCAGTTTCGCGCCGGCCGACGATGTCTCCGTGTATTTCGTTTTCAAGGTAGTCAAAGCCGGTTTGGTGTCTAACGAATAAAACTCATATTCACGGGACCCTACCGAAATCACCCGACCGCTACGGCTCACCGTGTCTACCGGTGTAGACGAAGGCATAATTCGGCAAACCTCCTTGTCTATATGCGCTTTCAACAAATCCGGAGACACCTCTTTGGTCAAGTCTGCCGATACCGGCTCGTCCGTAACATTCACGCCGCCCCCTGCCAGAGGAACCGTCGCCGCCAGTCCGACGACCGTTTCGCCCGGCGAGAACAACCCGAAGGCGCACAACAATAAAAACAACAACACCATACCGCCGGCGACGGCGATATATTTCCAATTCACTTCTTTACCTAAAATTTTCATCTTTTTTACCTATTTTGTTAAACAATCTCTCCTCTTTCAAAAATTCCCCTTCGTTTACTTCTCGGCACAGTTCCGTTCACTGTTATCCTATCCGCCGATTCCCTGTTCAGATTGGGTGTCCCGTCGTTTTTTACGCTCCTTTTTTGGAGTTCGATATTGGCATTTCTCCCCTTTACTTCCGCCACGGTGGCCGCTTCGGTCACATCTTCGTCATGTTTGTAAGCTCTCCAAAGCGCATCGAGGGTAGGGCGGTCGAAATTGAATGTGAAAATGCTGTCGGCCAGAGACGATACAAAATCCTCGAAGGCCGTCCGTTCTGCGTCGTCGGCCGATTTTTCTTCGAAAAACGAGCCGATGGTCTCTGCATTACGGGCAGCGTTTTCCTCTTGTTTTGCTCTGATTTCGTTAAATGATTTCTCAGAATCCCGGCGAGCCGAAAGTCCTTCATTAAATTTTTTCATGGATTCTTCGTCACCCGAGACAGCACCGAGAATATCTCCGTAACTTTTTGCGAGAGCTGGTAAAACTTCGCTTCCTGCAATTAATTCACTTAGAAATAATCCCGCTTCCGGTTCACGAGCCAATGCTTCTGTGAGAGATTTATTACCCTCGTCAAGTTTTCTGATTCTATCCTCTCGGGTATTATAAAAATCCTCTAATCCCGAGTAGAAAGCATCATCGTCATTTTCATAGTCTACATCTTTATCTGGGTAAGTCGTACGTAGTCGTTCTACCCATACCGATCGGCCGCTTTTAGGAGATTCGGCTTTTACGGTCTCATCTACTGTTTCAGATGGAGTTTCAACTTGTGCTGTAATTTCTTCCTTATCTTTTTCCATACGATTTTTTGTGATGGGTTCAAAAAAAACTCAACACAAAAATCTCATTTCCATAGTTTTATGGCAGTACGTCATTGCAAAATCAGCCTGCGTGATTTTTAGGGCAGTACGTCATTGCAAAATCGATTTATTTAGCTTATATTTGCATCAAACCGATACCCAACATACGCAAATCAAATTGCGTATGCCTATATTAGATTATCAAGAAAGCAGAGACCGGGAGTTCTGTGACACATTCTACCACACCCTCAATTTGTGTGGCGGGATAATGTGTGATTACATTTATCAAGCGGCGATTCAATCTCCTTCCAAACGGTTTTATATCGGTAATGAAAAAGCCATAACCAATCTTCTGAACATAAAAAAGGGGAAACGGATAACATCTTGTTCCATCAAGCAAAAGATGTACATCGACCTCTACAAAAAAGCCTGTGAAATTCAAGCCGGTGATAATCACATATCGTTTTCAGAAGCAGTTAGAAGAGCGATTCGTTCTCCGGCTCCGCAATTTTATATTTCTGTTCGTACGGCGAGGCATATCATAGCCATGAGAAGAAAAGATGCTTTTTTCAATCAAAAAAGGAAGGAGGCATCGAATGAATTACTCTGAAATAATAGCAGAGAACAAAAAAAGGAGAATGTCTTTTACGGATCCGTATGATCCGGTAACGGGAGAGGGGTCAGATGTAATACCCCGAAAAGAAATAAAAATTGAAGAATTCGGGACTCTACATATACCCGCCGATATGTATGAGGAAAATGGCTGGGTACAAATACTTGCCCAAGAAAAATCCTATAAAAATCTTCTTGAAAACCATCTCCATCAACGAGCCACACCCCAGCTTGTTCGAGAAATAGACCGTCAATTTTTTTTGCTGCGGATTAAATACGATTTTGAGTTTTGGGCGATAACCACAGTCAAGATAAAAGACAAGATAACATCGGTCGATATACCCTTTCTTTTGAACAGACCGCAAAGAAAACTTCTTAAACTATTTGAACAGCAACGTCGTGAGGGGAAACCAATCCGGGTGATTCTACTCAAAGCCCGACAATGGGGAGGTTCAACGCTCACACAAATCTATATGGCGTGGATTCAGCTTGTACACAAACATCAGTGGAATAGCGTCATAGCAGCGCACCATAAAGATTCCTCGTTAAATATCAAAGCGATGTATACCAAGCTGCTCGACAACTATCCTTCTTGGATATTGAATAGTTCGCTTAAATTCAAGCCGTTCGAACGTACGCAAAATGTATATTATGTCCCGCAAGTCTCGGCTCGTGTAACGATCGGTTCGGCCGAAAAACCCAATTCCGTTCGAGGATCTGATATGGCCATGGCACATTTTTCAGAGGTAGCCTTGTATGAAGACACGCCTAAAAAACGAACAGCTGATTTAATAGCTTCTATTAGCTCATCTATCCCCCTAGTTCCTTATTCCGTCATTGTTATGGAATCTACGGCAAAAGGAGTCGGGGATTATTTTCATACCGAATATGAGAATGCAAAAAAAGGAAAGTCCGATAAGACCCCTCTGTTTATTCCTTGGTATGATATAGAAATGTATCAGATACCTGTCGACGATTACAAATGGCTTATATCCTCTTTTACCGATTACGAACGGTATTTGTGGAAATTAGGAGCCACTCTCGAAGGTATTGCATGGTATCGGGACATGAGGAAAACATACCAAGAGGAACAGCAAATGAAAAGCGAATTCCCTTCCGACGATGTAGAAGCATTCGCAAACACAGGAGAGCGAGTTTTCGATCGTTACGCCATTTCCCGTATGAGAGAAAATACGAAACCTCCTTGTTGGCAAGGAGAATTACAGTCTGCTACGCATGCGATAACCGGGAAAGATTCATTAAGAGAACTATCTTTCAAAGAAGATACAACCGGCTTGCTTAAAGTATGGGAAAAACCCGATACCGAGCTCGACGTGTCCAATCGTTATATCGTTTCCGTAGATATTGGAGGACGATCCCATTCTGCCGACTGGTCTGTGATAAGTGTGATAGACCGCTATTGGACTATGTATGGAGGAAAACCCGAGATTGTCGCTTCTTGGAGAGGACATATCGATCACGATATATTGGCGTGGAAAGCTACCCAGATAGCCTTGTGGTACGATACAGCCCTACTTGTTTTCGAAAGCAATACCCTAGAAACGGAGGCCTCCGACCAAGGAGATGCAGAATATATCCTAGACCTTGTCGCAGCTTCCTATGAAAATCTGTATGCCCGACAATCTCCTCCTTCGCAGATTAAAGAAGGAGCTCCCGCCCGCTGGGGATTCCATACCAATAGAACCACCAAATCGATGGTTATCAATAATCAGATACAAATAATCCGGGATAATGGCTATATCGAAAGGGAAGAAGAAGTTCTCGATGAGCATGATACGTATGAAAAAAAGAAAAACGGAGCCTATGGGGCGATAGAAGGTAAACACGACGACTTGCTCATGTCCCGGGCGATAGGACTATACATCTCGGGTAGTATAGACCCTCCAAAGATTGTAAATAAGATAGTTATACGTCACAAAAAGCCCGTCTCCGAAGCCTCTTTTTAAGGGTTCCGGCGGAACAAATGGCAAAGACGTATACCCTTGATTTCACAGAAAAGCGATTTTTGCAATAAAAAACAAAGTTCTATGGAACCTCTGACAATATTAGGCCTCATCGGTTCTCTCGGCGGGATACTCGCAGGAGGATTGGGCTCCGCTTCCGCAAACAGGAAAGCGCAAAAACAGTTGGACAAGCAATTACAGGAAAACGAAAACATGTTCAAGAAAGACTATTATCAAGACATCTTGAACCGCTCCGACGTACAGAACCTGTTGAGCACATACCGCAAAAACCTCTCCGATACCGTTCGTGCACAACGAAATTCGGCGGTAGTAACGGGAGCCACGCCCGAAGCCGAGGCCGCCGTAAAAAAAGTAAATGCCCGTGCCCTTTCCGATACCGTCGGCAATATCGCCGCTATGGGACAACAAATCAAAGACAACGCAAAGACAAACTATTTGAATCAGAAAAACTACCTCTTGGGGCAGAAAGCCGGGCAATACGCCCAAAACGCAGCCAATTGGACTCAAATAGCCTCCAATTCGGGAAATCTTCTCGGGTCGTTGTTTACTACACCCTATTATAAGAAAACGGGAAATGCAACCACTCCCGCTATTTAATGGATAAGATATGGCAATATTAGACGATTTATTAAACAGATGGAAGGAAAAAACGCCAGAGGAGAAGATTGATCTGACACAACCTGCTCCACCCGTCGTTTCTCCTGTTAGTAAAATTATAAATTCCGATTGGCAAAATATCGCCTCCGGTGGAAAGAGAACAGACGGTACACCGTTGGTAGACGGTAAAAATCTGCAACAATCATGGGAAAATACGGTAGCCGCCAGCCGTTCTAAAAACCCCGTTCCCTATATAGACGCTACTACCGGATATGGAGTAGGTTACGATGGTACTTCTGAGAAACCCGTGTTCAATGTCACCCCGGAACAAGCCGCCCAGATGAGAGAAGCCGCAGAAGCCGGCGAATCTTTTGTCTCTATTTATAACCGCATACTCAAACGTCCCGAAGAAATCGACCCCCGAATCGTGGAAAATCGAAGGAAATTAGCCGTACTCGGCGATGTGGGGGCTACGTTAGCCGAGATAATAGGAGTCGCCGCAGGTGGGAATGCCGCCGCCCGAAAACCGGCCACGGCCGTCAACAACGCCTTCCTCCAAAATCTGCTCGACCGCAGAGACCAAATGCAGATGTTGTACGATCAAGGCCTGTTAAAAGCCGCCTTCCAAGACAAGGCCGGCCGTGATGCCGCACAAGCCGCAGAAGCACAAAGGGAATATGAAACCCAAATGGCTATTTGGAATAGACGGAATCAAATACAGGATAAACAAGAACAAATGGCGTTCGATGCGGCTATAAAACAAATAGAAGTCGAGTACAAAGATAATAAAGACCGCTTAGACCGAGAACTAAAAAAATGGCTAGCTGAATTTGATAGAAACACGAAATACGGTGTAGCATCTATGAAAAATAAAGGCAGTGATCCATATAAGAAAGGTTCTGATATTCCTTTATCCGGAGGAAAACGAATTAAAATATCCGAGAGTGAATTGCCGTTTTCTGCCGGAAGTCTTTTTCAAGCAGCTAGACAAGCTGTTATTGACGCAGGATTAGGTGAAGAGAAAATGACGATGAAAAATGAATATGGGAGGACTTTGAGTACTACGGTTACGGAACAGCTATTAAGAATTGACGATATGTTAAGGAACAATCCGAATAGTGCGAAAACTGCGATTCAAGAAATAGGTTCTCTTATGAGGAAATATCCACAGATTGAACAAAAAGTTTTGGAAGCCGCAGAAAATATAGGATTATATATAGAAGGTATAGAGCAGCTCAATGCACAAGATGATGACTTTTCGCAAAATATAATTGATTAACAGAATATTATGCCAATATACAGAGCAAACGGGAATAGGTACAATATTCCTGATGATAAAATACAAGATTTTGAGAGACGCTATCCTGAGTCAAAAGTAGAAATGTACGATGGTGAGGGTAAAAAGTATGCAATTCCTTTATCAAAGCGGAATAAGTTCCAACAGCGATATGAAAAATGGTCGTATGTGACGGAAGAAACAAAAAAGGAATCTCCTGATCCCTCCGGCTCCAATCAAAATCCACCAAATATAATTGTATCCGAAGATGAATTGGAAAACAGCATGGCCGATTACGAAGAATCTTTGGGTCATGGGAAATACGGGGCGAGAAATACGCCCTTGTTCCAAAAAGTACGACAGGCCGTTACTTCCGCAGAGCAAATAGCAGATGGAATAATCGATAAAAATTGGATAAGCCAATCACCCTCCTCCTCTGCGAGAGATAGCGAGATAGGGGAGGTGTCCGTAGGACGAAGGGGTTCGACCTCCACACGTACCCCTGTTTCCGATGCCTATAAATCTCAATTCGACAAACCCCTTGAAGACCGTTTTGCCGACGCTCGAACACGTTTGGAGAAAGACGTAGTTTTTCAATTTGAGAACATGTTGAATAAAATAGAAGAAGATATTAACGAAAATTCTGAATGGAGGAATGAAGCTGAACAAATTGAAAACGAGGGAGATATATTTAAAAATTATAAAGGGTACAAAAATATCACGGAAGATACCATAGAAGATTTAGAAAGAGAAGGGTATGTTCCCAAAGAAATGGGGGAGCTGTCCCAAAAGAGGTCAGTTCAGAATCTTACACGCAAATACATATCCGAGGCTCGTGATGTCATAGAGATGTACAAGCGCAAGGACGGTAATGGACTCGCCAATTTTGCCGATGCGTTTGCCCGTTCATTTGACTCCGGTATTTTAACGCTGGGAGCCACAGATGCAATCGATATGGGTCGTGTGCTTGCTATCGCCAATAAAATAGGCGACAATGGTGAAGGCTTCGAAAAACTTACCAAAGAAGAACAGCAACTTATGGCCGCTTTCTCCCTGTTAGACCAGATACAAGGCAGCCTGCAACTCGACACGTGGCAAAATATCGGACAGGGAACTATGCAATCTCTTCCATTCTTGGCACAATTCGCTTTGACGGGAGGTGTAGGAGCAGCCGCATCTGCTGCGACCAAAGCGGCTGCGAAAACAGCTGTTAAGAAAATAATCGGTCGATCGGCCTCCAAAGCGGTATCTCGCATAGCCGCCAATGCAGGTAAAAACGCAGCCGGAAGAGTAGCCGTCAAAGCAGCAAGTAAATTAGGGAACGCCGCTATTGACGGTCTTGTGGGAGGTGCGGTAATGGCACTTACGTCAGGTGCAGCCCACACGGCCGAGGACGTTATGAGTCGTATGGTAGGCGATCACGATATACGGTTAGGTTCAATCAATGACCCGAGCGGAGAGTTAAAAACAATCTATACCCATCATGGAGTAGAAGACCGGGAAAGCCTCGGCCTCGCATTCTTGAAAGGATTCGCCGCCAACCTTATAGAGAACGGAACCGAGTACATGGGAAATTACATGGGGCTCAATCTGGGTAAACTACTTTCCCGCTACAAAGGAGGGAGACAGCTCCTCACAAAACCATTGATAGGAAAAACCACCCGTTTCGCCCGGCAAGTCGGTAAGCTCACCGGCTTCAACGGATTCATACCCGAGGTAGCCGAGGAAGAACTGGGCATGCTCCTTAATGCCGCTACCGTCGGCGACGTCGAATGGGAGGACATCAAAGACCCGGAACAGCAATTCCAAACGGTAATGGCTGTCGGTATCATGTCGCTTGGATTTCAAGTCGCCAATTCCATTGGAGTCGGTTTGACATACAATCGATACCGCAAAGCCAAAAAACGCTATGAAAGTAAAGACCTCGGCGAAGGACTCTCCGTCGATGATATAATACACGGGCTTGACAATGTACCCTTAGACCGTCGTGCAGATTATGTCATGGCAACGGTCAATACACACGATTTAGGGAAAGAAGATGCAAAAGACTTGCAAGATTTTGTCATGGCACGTACCGGATATGAATTCATACTCGGCAAGATCGAATCCGATGCCGAAGAAGCCGGGGACAAAGCTGCCGAGGCAGAAATGAGACTCATCAATAAAGAGATGGGAGGAAAAGTAACCGTAACCTTATTAGACGGTCGTGAAGCCATACTTACGGTAGGAAACGTATCACTGGAACCCAATGCAGCCGGAGAATATACCTCTACAACGCAATCTGGCTCTCTTATAGCCGTTCCGGTAGGAATAGGTAATACTCCCATTATGGTATCGCCCAAAGACATAAGAAGCGTATCCATTATGTCGACAGAAGATGCCGTAGGACAAGCACGTGCAATGGCCGAGGACATCACAAAAACAAATATGGCAAGCCAGATAGAGAACGAAGCTGATGAAGTAGAATCCGATGAACAAAGCCGAACACCCTCCTCCACTATGAGCGGTGGCGAGATAGGGGAGTTGTCACCCCGTGACGAAGGGGTTGAGAAACAACCTTTATATCGTAAGTCCGAATTAGAGATAGGAGATGTAGTAACCTTCAACGATTATTCCGACCCGGAAAACCCCGGAGTGGAGAGAACATTGAAAATCATCGGTATCGACGACTCGGGAGTATATGTGGAAGATGTAGTAGATGGTGTACCACTACCTCTTTCTATCAAGCCCGAGCAAATTACCAATGTAAAGGGAAAAGAAAAAAATCAAACAGCAGACAAGGAATCCGGGCAACAAACTACTCTGCAAACAGAGGCTGCTGACACTTCTGAATATACCCGTTTTGTGGAAGATGGTACAGTAGAAGATAGTACGGTATTACGCATAGCAAATAAGATAGCCAATGGAGAACAACTTACCGGAGAGGAAGAAGCTATGCGACAAGAGGTCTCACAAAGAGTGGAAGATAAACTCCGGGAAATACAGCAGAATGTAGAAGGGAAAGAAGAAACAGACCGCTGGGCAAAATATCGCAAGTCCAACGGAGAGGTCGACGAAAAGAAAATGCCTTTGCGAGAGCAGTTCGAATATGGAGAAGAAATCGCAGGAGTAAAAGCCATGATAGAAGTGGCGAAGGCCGGGACAAAGAAAACACAATCCGAAATAGCCCGTCTTGAAAAAGAGATAGAGAGAGAAATTTCTCCTGTAAAGAGAGTAAACAAAGAAAAACAGCTCAAATCTTTGAATGAACGTTTGGGTACATACCAGCAATATCTTGAAGATAATAATTCCGATCTTCAAAGTTTGAAAGCTACACCGGTGAATATAGTAGATAGAATAGCCGCACTGGGAGATATAAAATCGCTTAGAGATTATATTTTACGATTGGTAGCTACTGGAAATATAAAATTTAAGTGGGGAGATACGGATTCATCGAAAGGTCTTGCTTCGCATTTAGGTATCAATGATTCTCCCGGAGAGAGACGAAAGAGAATCTCTTTATTGTCAAATAGCGGATATACGCCGGAACAGTTAGCGCATAATATATGGGAACAGCAAGACGTCCAAAATTCAGATTTACCATTCAAAGGGTATGAGACCGATGAAATCCTCGATGAAATTCTCGATGTAATGTCTTCTATTTATTCTCCGTCCCAAGCTCTTGAATTGGCAGAACAAATAGCCAATGAAGATTTGAGAAAGCAAGAGATGGCCTCACAGGATTACGAATCTCATGAACTTGAACAATCAAGTATAGAACAAATAGAATTAGAACCCTTACCCGATGATTTGGCTCCAAGAAACGACATTGCATTTCGACGCAATGAATTAGGAGAAATCCAATTCGGACAAACTCAAATAAATGAAAGAGAAAGTAATTCGAATAAAGAAAATTCATTATCTTCGCAAGAGGAAAAACAAATCGACAGCCAAGATGAAATACTTCAATCAATTCCACAAAGAGAGCGAGGAACGGAAGCTCAAAGAGATAGAAGAATGGAAGAGACAGCCCTTAGACTACAAGACAGAATTGAAGAGGCAGCAAGAGATGCACAAGCGGCTGGCAGAACTCTATCCCGAGCAGAACAACAAGAAATAGAAGCCAGAGCGGCTGAGGAATACGCCAAAGAAAACGGTATTTGGATTCCAATGGAAGAGACATTTTCATGGAATCCTATGCCAAGCGGTAATGAAAATGATGTTTATCTGAATACATCGGACGGTTATGTATATAAGGTAAATAACCTCATGAACAGCAAAGGGATTCTTCCCTTGTTCGACCGCATAAAACTTCACAACCAAATATTCCCGAGTTCAAGATACGAATTTGTCGGATTCACCGGATTCGACGGGCGCAGCGTTTATCCTATATTCCGGCAGGTTTATGTACATGAATCTACGAATGCTACCCCCGAGGAGATAGATACCTATATGAAGTCCCTCGGATTCCATCAAACCGGTGAGGCACAATATTCTAATGGAGAAATTACCATATCAGACCTCCGCCCTCGAAATGTGCTCAAAAGTAATTCAGGTAATATATATGTCGTTGATGCCGAGTTTAAGCAAGAGGGACAATCCGATAAAGAAACGGTCGACAAGACCCAACCTCGGCAACCGGACAATACCGTTTCGACAGGCTCTTCGCTTTCCGAAAAAGAAAATCCGGCAAGTACCAAGACGACAGACACTGATACAACTTCGTTGAGAGGTGGCACAGCTCTCTCCCAAACCGGCTTTTCCGCAGGTAAAGATAATACAAGTGCTTCAACCGGGCAAGAAAAAAAACGCTTATCCACACAAAAAACGCCACAAGAGAGAAGGCAAGAGATACAGGAATATATCGGGCGGGAAGCGGGAAAACTCAATATCCCTGTGCGAGTTGTGGAAGATGTCTCTCAAATATCCCCTTCCGAGAAAAATTACACGAAAAAATTGAAGAGTCTGGGTTGGTACGACAAAGACACAGGTGAAATCGTTATCGTCGCTCCCAACCACGGTTCTATTCGTAACGCACAACGCACGCTGTTGCATGAGGCCGTAGCCCACTATGGACTGCCCTCTATGCTCGGTCGTGAAAACTTCGACAAGCTGTGCGACCAAGTATGGGATTCCATGACCGATAAGGAAAGAGCCACATTCGCCGCCTATCTCGATGATAAGTCATACGATTCGCTCACAAATGAGGAAAAGGAGCAATATACGGCCAACGATTTCTCCGGCAAGAGAGCTGCCGCAGATGAGTATCTGGCACATTTTGCCGAGGAAGGAATCACCAACCCCTCGCTGTGGAGCAAGATAAAACGGTTCATCAAAGAAGCCTTCCGAAAGATAGGCATCGATCTTAGCCTCACCGACTCCGACATCGCTTACATGTTGTGGAAATCAAAGAACCGTATCACCGATAAGGACTCCATGACCGATATTATCCGTAAATCCGCCGCAGACACCCGTATAAAGGAAAACATAGGAAATACTCGCTTCCGTATAAACACACCGGTAGAGCAGCGAGGTGACCTCGTCGCTATACACAATATATCGGAAGATAAACTGAAAGAAGCCATTGGGCTCGGAGGATTCCCCATGCCGAGTATCGCCATTACCAAACCGGAAGTCGGGCATTCCACATTCGGGGACATCTCGCTTGTATTTGGCAAAGAGACCATAAATCCAACCGATCGACGGAACAAAGTATATGGCGAGGACGCATGGACACCCACATTCCCTACCGTGGGTTATAAGCTGAACGAAGATAAAACGAGCGATATTTATCGCAGGGCCAACAAAGCCGGAAATTTGCCGTTATTCAATCCGGTTGATTTCCATTCCGACAATTACAAAAGCTATATAAATGATATTGGTTCGGATAGCCTTGTAAATCATTTTAAGGACAGCTATGGAGCGAAACAATTGTATCTTGCGGAGACCGGGAATGCTGTCGAGAAATTTGAAATGCATGAAGTAGAAAAGTATTCGGAGGAAAGGATCGGATTTCTTGAAAAGGTGTTGAAAGAAATCGGTATTGAAAGGCTAAAAAAAGAGAGTTATGCAGTGCTTGAAAACGAGATAAAGCAAATACTCGGTAAGTATTATAACGTTGACTTTGACAAACTGAAACCGTCCATAGCGAGAATTCGTATAGATAATGCCATAAAACAAGCTGTTGATTATGCCGAAAACGGGAATAGCAAAACGGAGTCTGACGTTGAGGCGACAAAGAAAAAGATAGACGACAGGATAGACCAAAAGAAATTTGAAGAATGGCTAAGGAACTTGTTTAACGGTGTTGTCGAGAAAAAAGGGATTCGTAACGAGACCGACCTTTTCACGCCTATTGGTAACCGTAGGAAGTGGGAATCGCTTTATGACGAGATAACCCTCGATAATGTAGTCAAAGCCATGAAAAAACAATCGGCAAAAGGCGGACAAGGTCTATTCGGTGGAAGTATCTTTGGGGCAGCTCAGAGTGAGTTCAAGAATATTGACGAAATAAGAGAGGCTGCGAGAGAGCGTATACGGGAATTGAGTAACGAAGAAATCGAGGGGAGACGTAACGAAATAACCGACAGGCTATCTCAGATAGATATTCCGATGAGAGATAAAGGAATCGGGGGTTCATTCGATATGATAGAAAATATAACTGATTCCGTAAGACATTCCCACACTGCCAAAGGAATATACAATTATCTGCATGACATATATCCGGGTATGACAATGGATATAGCCAATGAGATCGCCGATATTGTGAAGGATATACAGCAGATGAGTGCCCGATATTTCGAGGCGAAACCATATCGTGCCGTAGGATTCGACGAAATAAAGTTCGCTGTTGTGCCTGATAATACCGATGTCAGTCTGTTGAATCAACTACAAAGCATGAAAATACCTGTCGAAACCTATGAAAAAGGCAATAACGAACAGAGGAAACAGGTTCTTAATGAATCTTCCGACAAATATGATACCCGCTTCCGTATGGGTGAAGCATACACCTCCGAGGAGCAAGACATCATCGAAAGAGCCCGGGAAAACGGCACTTACATGAAAGCCCCGAACGGAGCCGATACCAACCTCACGCCCAAGCAATGGGCGCAAGTGCGCACCCGGTCATTCAAGGACTGGTTCGGCGATTGGGAGGATAGCCTGAAAACAGCCTCGAAAGTTGTCGACGAGAACGGAGAGCCGAAGATAGTTTTTCATGGCACGCCGCTTCGTAGGGACCAAATTACCCCCAATAGAGGGTGGCAGAAAGACGGTATAACATATATAAGCCAAGAAGCACCGTTTTATGCTTTCAGAGGCGGAGAATATAGCGGAATGATATTTACAAGTGTCGATCCCGAAAAAGCACGGAGTATCGCAGAAAAACGAGCTATGTCTATCCCGGACGACATGGACGGCACGGAACAGTGGACAGAGGAGGGTTACGTTTATGATTTATTTGTCGATGTAAAAAAACCGTTCGTTCCACAGCGTGACGCAGATATTGTTCTATCGTCATTGGGAGATGAAATACCAACACTAAGTTTCTATGGAGGACAAGGAGATACGGTCTCGGTAGAAACGGCGAAAGAAATCTTAAATAGCGAGAACAGCTGGCTGGTAACGGAAACACCACAATTTGTAGCCGAGATAAAAAAATTAGGCTATGATGGATTGACCGGTACGGACGAGGGAGTGGATTACATCGCATGCTTTAATCCGAATCAGCTGAAAGATGCATATGACAACACCGGGACATTCTCCACCGAGAACGACGACATACGGTTCAGAATCCGAGAGGAGGAACCACCCAAGAATACAGGCATAGGTTACAAGGTCTTTGTGCTAAAAAATGGGAAACTCTATCCACCTATGGTCGCCAATCCTAATGGAGAAGATACTCCTGTCGGTGTGTGGCTTGACGCAGATGCTGCACCAATTGTAAGTCAGAGCAAGACCGGACGTAACCAAGTGAAAGCAGGCGGAAAGGGTACGCAAGGTGGTAGCGGAAAACTGGCTTACCGTCCCGGTTGGCATTTAGGAGAAATACCATACGCCATACAGTTTAATCGGAAAAATCCGACAACAGGAGAAAAAGAATTATTCCCTGCTAATTTTGTGTGGGCAGAAGTAGAATATGCAAAAGATGTAGACTATCAACAAGAAGCCTACAATTATGGGCTAAATGCCAATGGAAATTATCAACACTCACTTGCAGGACTTCCTTATTTGCCTACTAACGGAAGCTATAAGTATCGAACAAATCCAAATCCAGAAACCGACCCGTGGATTATTACAGGTTCAATTCGTGTAAAACGATTGCTTACGCCATCAGAGGTAGATGAAATAGTAAGTGAATCGGGTCGTGAGATTCAACAACGTGAAGAAGGAGCTGTTACAGATGTTGAAATCGATGTGCTCAATAAAAAATTGAATCTTGATTCTATCAGATTCCGTACCATCGTTGTCAATCCCCGATACGGCTCTAAAATCGAGACAGTCCGCACAAACCACACCACGGTATATAAAGCGGTCGATAAATATCTTCGTGAAAATTTCGATGAGAAAGACTATACCACACATACGGCAAAAACAGGAAGCCGATACCTCGAATTGAACATAGGAGGCGACACGCTCAAAGTACGGTTCGCCAACCACACTCCACGAATGGAGGCTTCCGACAATATGGATACCATCGGAAACGGAAAAGAAATCACCTTCTTCCCCGGTGGAGACATGGAAGTAGAAATAGATATAAGTTTGAGCGGCGATCGATCCAAAGAGATAATCGACCTAATCAAAGGCATGAAGGAATATTCATCGAGTGAAGTGAAAAAAGAGGTTTCCCGTCTTATAGACGGAGCAAAGACCGATCCTTTCCCCGATGTCGCCTCTCCACAACTAATAGAGGAGTTAAGCCGTTATATAGGTACAGAAATGGCCGGCACTCTCGATACCCAAATAGCCGAATACTATAAGTATCGTGTAAATGAAAACGTTTATAAACAAGAATCAAAGTCTCGTGATTCTAAATTAAAACAAAACAAATATGTTTTAGAACAATATAAGACCATCTTCCGTGATTTTGTACAGGAAAGCCCCAAGCTGATAAAAGCCGTCGGTGGAGGATATTGGTACAACGGAGCCACCGGCTCGATACGGATAGTACCACCTTTCCCGATAGATTATGGAATGCTGTCCAATAAGCTCATGTCCTCCCATTTCATACCCCTTTCCGGTATAAATAAAAAAGAAGGCAAGCGGCAAATTGTTCAAGAATATGTCGATGAATGGTCTAGGCGTTTGACAGATTCCGGTATATTCCTGTCAGAAGAATATGTATCCGAAGGAGCCAAAATCACCGAAGCTCAACAGGAAATAGACAATATTCGGGAACAATACAATTTCTGGGTAAAAGCGAAATTAAATACAGGGACTAGTGCCGATATACGCTACCGTACAGCCGAGGGCATGGAAGAAGTGAACCAACGGTTTAACGAGGAACTCGCCGAATTGACAGAGGAAAATGCACAGAGTAAAATATTATATCTTGGTCGTCCCAATGAAATTTTATCAAGTGTAGGCATACCGGATAAAGAATTGAAGCTTTATGGAAATAAATTAATAGCAAAAGCGAAAAAACATGGATTTGATGTCAATGAAGTGAAAGACTTACCACAATTTATGGATACCCCAATTATGGTATTTTCCGGTTCTCAACCAAACTCTTTTGCTATTCTTACAGAAATGCCGCTAAATGGGAAAAATGTATTAGTAAGTATAGGAGTTGGGAAAGGAGTAGATGTGGATTTCAATATTGTAACATCGGTTTATGGGAAGAAAGATGATAGCATTATAAGATGGATAAATAGCGGGAATCTACTATATGTAGATAGAGAAAAAGCTCTCAACTATCTACGCATTCCCGCTCCAATTGCGGGGGCACAAGATAATTCAGAGCTTTTATCTGCCACAAATATAGTAGAAAACTTCGAGAATCCCAAACTTGCCGGGGAAAATTCCGATGGAACGATGAATACCCGATTCCGTAGGGAAGCACCCGATGTTTCGAGCTATATCAAAATATCTATGGACGGGAACGGCATCGTCGATTTGTCTCAACTTCCGCCCGAGCAGTCACAAAGGATAAGAAAAAGCGCACCGGCAGCCTATGGAGCCAAAATATCGGGCGACATAGCCAGCTTCCCCGATTATCAAGAAGCAGAAAACTGTTTAACTTATATATTTAACAATAACGATATAATTGTCGATGATATAAGAAACTCGATAGACAATGGAACTTTGCCGCAAGATATAGCCATGATATTCGATGCAGCTCTCCGTCGGGGAATGGCAAGACGTGTTTGGATCGACCGATACCAACCGTTGGAAGCCCTTCAAAACCTCATATCCTCCACGCTGGGAAAAGAAATATCCGAAAAAGAGAATGCATGGGAATACACCGGTTTTATGGATTCTAGGATAAAAGCCGAGGCAGACGAATACAATGCCGATTATTACCTTCCGCTCCTCGAATTGTATGAGAAAATAATACATGGGAAAAACGGAATCGATGAAGATACCCTTGTCGACTATATGCTCATCAAACACGGCATAGAACGCAACCAAGTCATGAGGAGGGAAGCCCTTGAAGAATGGGAAGAGTCCCACAAAGGAGTCGAAGATTACGACAAGAAAAGAACCGGTTACATAAAGGAACTATCTACCAGAGACTATTCCGGGTATTTCGACAGGTTCAAGCAGGAATATGCCCAAAATTATGACACGGCAGAAGATTTTATATCTGAGGTCGAATCCCTGTTAGGCGAAAATACTGTCATCAGCCTTTGGGACAAAATCAAGAAAGCCACGAACAAAACGCTGGACATATCCGTACAATCCGGTCTCGTTTCGAAAGAAGATGCCGATACCTATAAGAAAAGATTCCAGTTCTATGTCCCGTTACGAGGATTCTCCGAAGAAACGATGGATCAGATGTACGACTCCAATATAAGAATCAATCCCGGCTCAACCGTCAATAAACAAGCCAAAGGAAGAACAAGCAGAGCCGACAACCCGCTTGTCTCCATCATGGCCATGACAAATACCGAGATAGCGAGAGCCAATAAGAACAAAATGAAACAAAGACTGCTCACCCTATTGGCCGGTAAAGACGTGCGCAATAAGTTCGGGTACTCTTATGAGGTCGAATACAAAGACGGGAAAAAGAAAATTCTCAAATACAAACCCAAACCCTCCGATAAGATAAAAAAGATAACCACCATATCCAATATCTATCAGCTCATACCCAAGTACGAAATCATCGCGTTAGATACCAATGGCAATCCCATTCTCGACGAACACGGCAATAAAACATGGGTAGAAACAGACGAAGTCCCCTCCGCCGAACAATTAGAAAGCGGAATGGCCCGGTTCAGCAAAGCCTATCCCTCCAATCGGGGAACGGTTCACAAGACACCCTCCCAAATGGACGAGAGCACGGTCGATGTATTCGTTGCGGGGAAGAAAGTATCCATACTGTTTACCAACCCGCTTGTCTCCAATTCCATAAACGGGAGGTTGAACCTCGATAAAAATGCGCCTCGTAAGATAGAAACACCCGACCAATGGTATAACGTGCCGGGATGGCTCACCTACGGAGCTCGTCATTTGAACAGATTGGGAGCGAGAACTACCCGAGCCTTGTCACAATTCTACACCACCTATTCTCCGGCATTTTTCCTGTTCAGCAACTTTGCAAGAGATTTCAGCGGGGCGTTCGCTTATAACTCCGCTGAAAAATCATTTTCCGAAGCCCGGCAGATCGCAGCACTCGCTCCCGATTCATTCGCTGCCATGCGGAGATATATTTGGGGAGAATCGAAAAACAAGCGATACACAATGGAAGAAATAGACAGTTTCTTGGATCGTATGGGCAGAAAAGGTAAAATCTCCAAACCCGACTACGATATAGCCGCTTATCTGTTTGTGTCGAGAGGAGGAGAAACAGGATATATCAGCGCGAATACAGTCGAGGATTATCGTAAATCGATAGATAATGCGGTTAAATACGGGACTGTCGATATGAATAAACAGGCAAAAGCGATCAAGAAAGGATATATGGCAGGAGTAAAAGCCATACAAGATACAGCCCGGCTTATGGAAAGCGTCACCCGTTTGAATCAATTTGTGGCCGCACTGAGGGAAGGGAAGACCATAGATGCGGCCATCACCGATGCCAAGAATGTCAGCACCAACTTCAACCGCCGGGGAAGCCACGAGGGAGTACAATGGCTATTCGATAATTACGCTTTCTTGAATGCCTCTTTGCAAGGAACAGACCGTTTGTATAGGGGAATCAAGAAATACAAGAAAGGCTTTGCCAAAATTATAGGAACGATTATTTCTATCGGTTTCCTCGACTCCCTTCTTTGTGCGATTTTCTCGGGTGACGATGATCGTTGGGGAGACTCATATCACGCACTTCCCGAAACAAAGCGATATAACAACTTGGTAATACCTGTCGGAGAAGGCAAATTCATATTCATACCGCTGGCACAAAGCCTGCGGGGATTCCACGCATGGGGAGCAATGCTCGCCGATCTCATGACGGGCTATCACAAGAGACACCCGCTCGTGAGCGACCCCATAACACCGCTCGACTTTCTGGCCGTGATAGGGCAGGATATAGTCCCGATAACCTATGGAAGCTGGACGAATGCCGCACCCACATGGGCACAACCGATAGCGCACATCGCATTCAACGAGAACTTCATGGGACGCCCGTTGTACAAAGAAACCCCATGGAATGAAAATCTTCCCGAATTTCGTAAAGCATACGGAAGTACCCCGAAAGGACTCGTTAAATGGAGCGAGTTTGTCAACGAAATGACAGGCGGGAACTATGCCGAAAAAGGCTGGCTCGAACAAATCCCTGTTTTAGAGAAACTCAACAATCCGGCAATTCTTCAACAACTTTATATCGGTTACGTTCCCGGACTCTTCCGAGTTCTCGGGCAAGCCTACAATGCCATAGACGCTTTGGTGACAAAAACAAAAGGCCGACCTACCGATTTCGATTTATCCGATGTGCCTATTATAGGTGCGGCCGTTGGAGAAGCGAACGACAGAATCCCCAAATCAAAATTAAGAAGCAAATGGTATGAATTTGCAAATAAAGCAAGAGATTCGAAACGAGCCGATAGCGAATTGTTAAAGGAGTTATTTATTGATGAGTTTATCGAGAACACGAGAGATTCCGATAAAGTATTGAGCAAGAGTGTGTATGATGGACTTAATGTCCATATCAGAAACCTCATGAAGTTAGAAGGAATGGCTGAGACGTGGGAAGATGATCTAGTTTCCGGTGATTTACCGGCAGACGAAGCCATTCGGACAAGTGCCGAGATAGCCTCGCTCCGAAATACAATAGACAATACATTATATGATATAATCAACGAATTAAAGATAGCGCAATGAAACTATACAGAAAATCACAACTCACCGTCCGGGAATCCGATCTAATCACAGATACGGTAAAAGCCAAAGAAGGGAAAGCCTTAGACGTATTATTCGAAGCCCGACAAGCATGGAGTTCATTATCGAATTTCAGAATGTATGCGGAGCGTTGCAGAAAATATACCTATGGTAATCAATGGGGCGATGTTATATATGATTCCGATAAAAGAAAATATGTAAGTGAGGAACAATATATCCGGGATCAAGGCAAAGTACCCTTAAAAAACAATATGATTCGTCAGCTCGTCAAAACAGTCGTGGGACAGTTCGGCAGTAATCAAACCGAGCCTGTATGTGTCGCCTCTGACCGTGACGACCAGAAACTGGGCGAGATGATGACTATCGTCATGCGGTATGCCTATTCATTGAACAAAATGTGGGAAGTCGACCGGCGCACCTTCGAGAACTACGTCATATCCGGAATCGTCGCCCACAAGTCATACTACGGGTGGAACGCCGCCTTGAACAAAGAAGACGCCTTTGTCATGACCGTGCCCGACAACCGCCTGTTCTTCGACACCAACATGAAAGACTTTCGCTATTGGGATTGTTCGATTATCGGCGAGATCCACGACATCTCCATAGGAGACCTTTTGGCGAATTTTTCACATGGTTCTGTCGAAAGAGCGGAAGAACTACGGCAGATATACGTCTCAGCGACGAAAGACACACTCTCCAATTTCTATCAAGACCTCATGCCTAGCAGTGACGAGTCCTTATCTTTCCTTGTACCGCGAGACAATGGATTCTGTAGAGTCATAGAAGTATGGAGGAAAGAATCGAAACTAAGAGTGAAATGCCACGATACACTGGAAGGAACATACTATAAAATAGATTATGAAGAATTACCCAATATTCAAAGGATAAACCAAGATCGAATCCTTCAAGGCATTTCGCAAGGGATACCGCAAGACGATATACCACTCATCGAGACTGAGAACTTCATCGACCGATATTGGTATGCCCGTTGGCTATCCCCCTATGGAGACGTCCTGCAAGAAATGGAAACACCCTATTGGCACAAGTCGCACCCCTATACCCTCAGCATATACCCGTTCAACGGAGGAATCGTGCACAGTTTCGTCTCCGATGTCATAGACCAACAGAGATACATCAATCGTTTGATAACGATGGTAGATTTCATCATGGGAGCAAGTGCGAAAGGAGTATTGCTATTCCCCGAAGACCAAATACCCGATGGCATGACCATCGAAGACATCGCCGACGAATGGACAAGATACAACGGAATCATATTGTTCAAGCCAAAACCCGGGGGAGCCCTCCCGCAGCAGATAAGCACCAATGCCACCAATGTGGGAGCATACGAAATGCTCAATCTACAATTGCGGCTGCTTCAAGAAATCTCGGGAGTGCACGGCGCACTGCAAGGGAAAAGCCCGTCATCTAATACGGCAGCCTCTTTATATGCGCAAGAAGCCCAAAATTCTGCGACCAATCTGGTCGACCTCATGGCATCGTTTACCGCTTTCCGGGAAGAACGGGACACCAAGCTCATGCAAGTCATACAACAATTCTATTCAGATAAGAGATATGTAAACATATCCGGTAATGAGTACAGCGAAGAAGCCAAATACTTCGATCCCGACAAAGTAAAGAATGTACATTTCGACCTCACTATTACCGAGTCCCAGTCTACACCCTCATTCCGTCAAGTAACCAACGATTTGCTTCTGGAACTGTTCCGAGCCGGAGCCATAGATGTAAAACAGCTATTGGAAAACGGCGCATTCCCATTCTCCGATCGATTGCTTCAATCCATAAACAAGAAAGAGGAGGAAGCCATGCAACAATTAGCTGCCATGCAATCGGCACAACAAGCCGGGCAGATTCCGGCAGTAAACGAGCAGCAAGAGTTAGGGCAAATACAGCAACAAATAGATAACAATACAAATCCGTTGATGAACCAAATGATGGCGAGAGCTTAATAAGTATAATTATGGGGAGGAGACACCTTCTCTCCCTAATCATTCGAATGATTACGAATTATTTCGAAGAGCAAAAATGCGATATTTTGTCAAATCTTTGTATATTAGAATGTTGTTAATTACGAAATAACTACGAATATGTACGAAAAAGCAAAAGGTACTCCAAGACGGACACAACGATATTCCCCGGAACTCATGCAAAGAGCATTATCCCTTCTTGCAGCCGGTGAACGTCCGTCCTATATCAGCACCTTACTTGGGGTTCCTTTTTCGACCATCTCGACGTGGAAAAAAGGTAATCCTACACGCATTCAAAATTTGGCGAAAAAGCAAAAAGAACGTTATGAGATAGCTATTACCGATAACCTTTGCGAGGATAAGCTCGGTAGGGAGAAAACAGCCGATACACTGCTATCTGTTGCATTCAATCGGGCGGCAGAACTATTGGAAACAACAAGAGACCTAGACAAGGTAACTCGGTTTATAGAAACCATGTCAAAACTTAAAACCCCGGAAAATAATACGGCAAGTAACTTTGAGCAACTATACGTTAGTCTTACAAAATTAAGTCAAAACGTCAAGACAAAATATATCGATGTAGAGGAAGTAAAATAAATTTCAAAGGAATATTCGGAAATGCAAATGATGAACGTGGAAATGCCGGGGTGAGAAGCTCCGGCATTCGTGTTTAATTCTATGACAATCATTTTTGCGGAAAATCTTCCACAACTATGCGAGAATAGTCTATATCGTATAAAATAATGCGGAAAATTTGCCTCATTATTTGTTTTGTTAAATATTGATAAATCACGGAACAATTATACTATAATATTTTGTATATACAATAAAATGAAGTATCTTTACCATGTAATCAAAAACAAACAGCAACCAATTAAAATAGAGCCATGTTACAGAAAGGTACAGAACAATACAAAGAAGCTCAGGAATTATCCAACAGACTTCAACAGATTGCTAGCTATGAAAGATGGAATAATAACAATTCGTATGAGATGCACTTCAATCCGTTCTATCGGTTCTTATCCCGGATAATCAACCTGAATGTTTTTGCCTCCAATGTGGCAAAGACGATTGATGAAAAATGCACCTATCCGAGTTTCAAGATTGCCAACATGTCGAGTAAGCAAGCATGGATACTTGCCTGTGCGGCGATCGAGAATAACATAAATCTTGAAGATTGTTATACCCCTGTATGGGCCAGATGATTATAAATAAAAATTACTTATATATGGAAACAAAAAGAACAATGGTATTATCATTTCATGTTTGCCGAGGTGGCAGATTCTATAACCCCGGTCATGTTGAATTTGTTGGAGAAGAAACATTCTCAGATGTGTGTAGCATGTTGTCAGATCGCTTGTTCACGAAAGACAGGGACGAGCATGGGAGGTTCTGCAAGCCCTATATTGCAGACGAAGTGGGCACTGTCGTTAGTGAGGACGACGAGAACGGAAGAACAGGAGAGATAGACTTCGATGGTGATTATGACAGATATTATACTATCGAGATAGAGGATATAGACGACCTCAGCGACTCGGAATTGGAAGCCATAAGGGCGTATAAAGGGTATATGAGCGAAGATCTTGAACGGCTTATTAAAGTCGATGACGACGAGGAAAACGAGGAGGACGAAGAATGAAAAGGGAATTTCCATTATTCATTGTAGACCATAACCGGGCGCACAAGTTCGGAGAAGTCGACTTCATATACTGTTCCGACATAGACAATGGCTTTATAGCCAAAGTCGAGTATATCGACGGCATTATCGAGGAAGTCGGAGAGGATTACCGCATAGAGCCCGGATTGTCAGGATCTAATATTTCCGCAAAGATAAGCATTAAGCGTATTACAGGTAAAAATCCTGATAAAACTAAGATACGAGGCCTTTTAAAACAGGCTATGAAGTATTATACATCGCTATCGACATTCTCGGCAGACATCGGGAATATTACGGTGCGACAAATGGTGTTATTTATTGATACGCTGATTTTAGACGGTCGTAAGAATGCAATTGCAGCCGGAAGCGATTATAATTATAGGAATACGGTATTAACATCTATCGCATTTTTAGAGGCGATAAAGAAGGAATTGATAGGAGTATGACAATTATGACAATAGAAGATTTATCGAAAAAAGCGTGCGAGATTCGCAAAAAAAAAGGTTTGTCTCAATATAATATCTGGAAACAGGGTATGAACTTTGGGACTGTCATTGCCATTGAAAGTGGAAAGAATGTCAACTTGAACAACTTCCTTAAATATTGTGAGATTGTAGGTATTGATGTGACTCTGGAAGAGAAAGAGTAAA